CAATTCCTTGTTTAAAGTCCAAAAAAAAAGCATCGAGCCAACCACAATATCCATTGTGACATCCTTATAAAAATCAGCCTTGCTTTCGTCGCCATCGTACTCTTCAATTTCATAAAATTCTCCTGCCTTACGTTTTATTGGTCTATAAAGTACCGACATTAATAGCGGTATATTTTCATCAGTTCCAAGAAGCGTGTCAATCGTTGCGTGTTCTCCGAGTGTAATCTTATCAAAGTTCGGAATAAATCCGTAGTTAACGCCATTCATTTTAAACGTGCGAACGAGCTTCGGTTTTTGATCCAAAACTTTTGCAAGAGTCTCAATAATATCAGTAAAATCATTAACAGGGATTTTCATTACATCGGCCACCGTTAGGTTGCAAAATATCGCCACCATTTGAATGCAAACGAAGGTCTCATCGTCGAGGTTGTCCTTTAATACCTTTTGATATCGTTGGTATTGAGACAATTTTATCTCGCTTAGTGATGTTGGAATAACTACTCTCATACTTATATAACTGAAAAATGTTGTTTTGTTTATTTTTTGTACCCGCTTGGGTGTCATTTTTGGAAAAATTCATGCACTTATACCTTTTCGGGTGTCCGCTATTGTATGCAAAAAGTGCATATTCGTATCAAATAACCTACGTTATGATAACTTTTCGCGCTTTTCTTATCGATAGGCCCATCATAGCAAAGTAGCGCATCGCATCGATGGCGTGATTGTATTCTTCAATTGGGACATTTAGTCGCTTGCCTGTTTTGTCGGTGTCCCAAGAGTAATTGCGCAGCTCTTTAATTAGGTTGGTGCTTTGCTTTGTAACGAGCAAGTCCTTCTCCTGCAATACCGAAATCCCGAAATTGATTGAGTCGGCACCTTTTACAACTGGCTTAATGTTAAAACCCGCTCGTCGTATCTCCTCGATTGACTTCGGCTCGGCTGAGTCGGCCCAAATCGGTAGGCGTTTGTCTTGCTTCATTAATCGAATGATGTCCGAGTTGAGCAAAGAGGTCGAGTAAATCATTTCGTCGGCTATTATTTTGCCATTGTACTCGTATACGGCGATCATTGCAGTTGGGTCGTTTGAGTAGCCGAAATCGAGGCCACAACCTAAGAATTTTGCCTCTTGTGGTATTGTATCTATTTGTTCCCAATTCGGGAACACAACGCCCTCAAGTGAGCCGAGTTGACCTAATCCGTAAACGTTATACCAGTTCGCCCAAAAAGTTGAGGTCTTGGCTTTCTCTTTTGCTTTGAGGATAAAATTTAAGGCCGACTCAGGGCAAGCCTCGTTGTCTTCGTAGTTCACAATTAAGAAGTCCACGTCGTGGTCGTTCATTAAATCGGTGTGAAACCAAAACTCGTTGACTGGATTCCAATCCAAATAAACGCCTTTTTTAGTACGCGAGGCGAGTTCGGTGTACGCGTGGAAGGTCATGTTATTTGCCTCGTTCATGTACAAATAATCACGACGTGCGCCTCGAAGTTTTGAGTCGTTCTCTGCGCTAAAAAATTCGATTGCTGAGTTGTTGGCAAATGTGTATTTAAAATCGGTCGCGTTCCATCGCTGCGGATTCCATCGACCTGTTAACACCATTATTTTTTTGAAGTCTTTTATTGCCCCTCTTTTGAGGTGGGGTATCGACTCCGCTACAACCGAGATTTCGAGAAGCTCGGTCTTGCAGCATAAGTCAATAAGTATTGGAAGGATTCCAAATGTTTTTCCTACTATTTTTGTCCCCCTTTAATTTAATAAAGAGGGACTATAGAGCGGACGTGCCACCTTGCACGCCCTTTGTGAATTTGGTTAATTGGAGTACCTTATTTATTACTGTAGTTCTTATAAACATAAGCTCTTATTTAATATCGGTAATTACATCTGGAAATAGTGGTTGCTCTTGGTGCGTTGTGATGTCTTGATATACTCTATCGGAGTACTTTTTAGGGTGCAATTTTGCAACGATCCATTTGCGAGCATCGATTTTTAATCGGTCACGTTGCACTACATTTGCTCCAGTGAACGGAGTGTGGTCCTCGTCGGAGTGATCCGCGATGTCGATAATGTCCTCAAATATCACGTCAGCTCGGATTTCGCACGCGCGCACGTATCTTTTTGCTTTGTCTTCGTCTGCTTCCAACCACTGATAAAACGTTGCAGTACTTGGGAACTCTTTACGTCTTAAAATCGAGATAAGTGAGTTTCCTTGCTCGATTTCTCTTAAGATTTCGTCGAAAGTGTCGTCTATTTGTTGCTGGGAGTAAGCCATTGTCCTATTATTACTTGATTAACTGGTATATTTTCGTCGGTTTGAATCTTAAAATCGCGGTATTCCTTAAGTTTTAAAATATCAAATAGGTTGGGTGCAAGCCAAAGCTCGTTGTGAGTAACGTCTTCGGGTTTGTTATCGATTAGTTTGTCTAAAAATTCACACAATAGACCGAATTGGTTATCCTCCATAATTCGATAGTTTGTTGAGGTCTTTTATAATTTGCTCATGTACTTTGGAGCAGGTTGGGCAATTGCTATTGTCTAAACCAAAGTATTTGAGATATAAGGCGTTTAAATAGGTCACGTCGTCAAAGTTTAACTCAGTACGTTTTCCATCGAGTACGCGTTGCCCTTTAGGCTCAAGGAAAGTTTTAAACGATTCTTTGTCTTCTGCTGACATCTCGCTTTTAACTCGTTTAAAGTTAAATAAACGATTCAGTCCGAATTGACGCTCTTTGCAACCTTGACAAGGCTCAATCCCAACTGAGTTGGTTATATTAGCGATTACATCGCCAAGACCTTGAATTTCTTTTTTAGTCCTTCTTTTTGCCATAAATTTTAGATTTTACCATCTTATTGATCCGATGGATTGTTTGTATGTGTATGCCTGTTTGTCGGCTGAGTTCACGTTGACCGACCAAAGTTGATAGCTCAAACATTGTGCGCTCATACCAGGTTAAGCCTTTTATAAGGGCCTTGTAATCGATTGGCTCGATATAGTCTCCATCGTCTAAGATTTCGATATTACTAAAATCGACTATTAAATCCTTTTGTTGCTTAGCATAGTCATAGAATAAGTTTCTTAATACTGTATAAATATATCCATCTTTGATTAGATTGGTATTATTATATAGTTTTAAGTACATTTCCTGCACTAACTCGTCAGCCAAGTCCTTGTCTTTGCATATTTGGAAAGCCATCTTGCGCCATTGTGCGTCTTTTTTGGCTAACTCTGCCAGTATCATAACCGCATTGGATTAAAATACTCCGACAAAAACAAGAGCAAAGCGTCGTTATTCTCGACATAGTAGACTGTCCCTTGCACTACAATACAAATTTCGCTTTCGTTCTCGATCCAGTATCCGTTGATTGCGTCAACCATTACCCGAAACTCGACAAAGCTCCCGCCCATTCCAAGATCGTCGTCCTCTTGTTCAAGCCACATCTGTGTGCTTATTGTGTGCGGTTTTACCATATCGCTACAAAGTTAATATATATTTCGATACCAAACTACTTTTTATCTCAATTATTTCTCCTGTATCTATATAACGGCAAAAAGCGGTATTGTAACAAAGTCCACTTATATAAAACTCACGCCCTTGCTTATTTATGTGGATTGGTGCATTGATTGGCACCTCAAGACCTTTGTATATTTTTGAGCCTGCTCTCATTTGTTTTTAATTTCACTTAATAAGTGAATTATAATACCTAACTGAATTAATATAAACCATATAAATAAATGTGTAATTTCCATATTACTTAAATTTTAATTTCGTTTCGTGGTGTATTATTTCGCGGTCGAGGTAGTGCATCGCTTTGCGTAGGTCCTCAAGGTGTGCGCCTTTGCGTCTCGCCCTTACGATATACTTGACTGCATTACCCTCGTTAAAGTTGAGGTCGTAATCCTTAATGATGTCGATAACATCGTATTGCTGCTGGTTGTCGTAGTGTTTTGGTGTCATATTATTTAAAATCAAAATATGGGTTTTCCGTGTAATAAATAGTATTTTCTTTTATTCTGCCATCAAAATATATTTGTATTCCTTTATAAGCTGTTATTTTACATTCAAAAGATTTAGAACAAACAAAAACATAATCAATAAAATCAAAGTCTTTTGGTATTATATTAAGTATTTTATCAAGTTCAAATATTAACTTCTCTTTTGGTGTCATAATAGCTCTATTTCTTGTTGTACTTCATACCAATATGATTCTAATGCTGCATAACATTGTTTTAATATTTCATCAACTGCAATTAAAGCGCATTGTTTTGCTCTATCTAAACAATCTTCTTGCCCTAATTTCCATTGAACGCTTGGGTAAAATTTATATACTAATTCTTTGGCTTTCTCTTTTGGTGTCATATTATTTAAAATCAGTATCAAAGTCAGTCCATATTTTTACAATCGCCCCTGCGGCTTTTAGTTCCTCAATGCGCAGCTCTTGAATTGGCGATAGCTTCCCGCCTTCGCGTTTCACTTCGATAAACATCGCCTTGCCGTATTTGATTGCCAGTAGGTCGGGGATGCCGTTGGTCGATGTCTTAATGAGTTTGGTCACATACCAACCGCGCTCAATTAGTTTGCGTTTAATCTTTGTTTGAATCTGCTGCTCGGTCATATTCCTTGTAGTTTTTTATACCATTCTAATAATTGTCTAATACTTTCTTTTGTATAATAATCTGATATCTGATAAACAAAATCAACGATGAACTCTTCAGACATTTCTTTTTTTAGTGCCATAGTTATAAAAGTTAAACAAGCCAATAAATTGGCATGAAAAAAAACACCCCTCAATTGACCGCCAAGTGCAAAAGAAGGGTGTTGTTAGTTGTGTGTTTTCTCTTGGCGGTGGTCAAATATATTAAAGTTTTTTAAATATCGCAAGAGTGAAGTCTTTTTTTTGTTGCACGGTTTTATAAATATCGTATTCGATTCCGCCTTTTGAGAATATCCAAAATACCTCGTTCTCTTGTCGTTGCATTGTGGTCATTCGATCACGGCTTTGCCAGTAACTCGTCGCACTAAAATCGATGTTATAATAAACCAAATACTTCGCATTTTTTAAACTCACCCCTTCCCTGCCGCTGACTATCTGAAGCGCGATGTTTTTATCGGTTGCATCAAACTCCTCGACTGAATTTGTCAAGTAATCGGCTCCAAATACTTGCAGGAGCGCGTCCCATTCGGCCTTAAATTTATAAAAGATTGCGATTTTCTCGCCTGTAAACTTCTCTTTTATAAACTTTGCCTTTGAGTCGACAATCACTTTAGACGTGCCATCCTCGAATTTACACGTGCCACTCGATAACTGGTGTACTTT